AAGCACAGCTCGAATACAACAAAGAACAAATGCTTAAATCAGCACATACGTAACCCACCCGTTCACCGTGGGCGTGGTTCCCGTGCTCACAATGCACATGTCCTGCCCCGCCACTCCGCTGAACAGCGTATGCCCTGCTCCAACAATCAGGCCTTGCCCTGAAGTCACAGGGATCGCCATCGCCCCGGTCTTCACGGTAGGCGTTCCGCACGTTCCGCCCGTCCCGACCTCAAACTGAATAGTCGGCGTGGTTCCTGACGTCCAGATGATCGTGAACGCGCAGACGTAAACACGCTTCCCGGCGCTCCCCGCCTGGACAACCGTGGTCGTCGCCGTGCTGATCGCCACCGAGAACGAACTCTTATCGATCGCCGCCGAGGCGCACGGGTCTACCGGGCCGGGCAGTTGTCCGTTGATGCCGTAAGCCAGGCTGACTTGCGCCGCCACCGTGCCGGAACTGAACGCGGACACCCGGACCCTGACATTTGTAAACCCCGCCGCATCGGCCTGCCATACCCCGTTCGCCGTCGCGCTGGTTACCTGCTGGCCGTTCGGCATTGGGCCAACCGCCAAACCCGTCCAGGTCGTTCCATTGTCCACGCTGAATTCAAATTGCGCCGTCGCGCTCCACGTTCCGCTCAACTGGAATGTGACCGTGGACGTATCGGAAAACACCGGGATCGACAAGCAGTTGGCCGCCAGGCAGCTTGCGCTGGCCGCGGTCAGGCTGCCCGTCGTGGGCTGAGGCTGCCCCTGGAGTTGCGCCAGGCATGATCCCGCCAGCAGCAAGATTGTAAGAAGTAATTTCTTCACCATAGAATCAGCTCCTCTGGCCCGTCAGGAAATTGAAGTCCGGGATGGCTCGGCCTTTGCTGCTGGAAGGCGCATCGCTTTTGAGCGCCGGCGCTCCGCTGTTGTTTGCCTGGACCGCGTTGCGGGCTTCACGGTATTGCAGCATGAAAGAGTTCGAGTCCACCATCTGTGTCGCCCGCGGCCCATACGATGGCGCCATGTCCGTCGCGATCGCGCACATCAGATATGACCAATACGCCGGCGGCATCGCCAGCACGGTTTCGACGGCCAGTGCCTGCCGCAGCCCGCTCCACAGCTGCAGCCGGATGTTGTTGGCCACATTCGGGATTGGCAGCAGATAGACGCTGCCCAGCAGCGCGGCGCGGGAATAATAGAGCGCCGTCGGCAGCGTGCTCTTCAGGTTCTTGATCGATATCGCGGCCCAATCCTGGTCGCTCAGGATTTGCATGGGCGGCAGGTCCACATCGCCATTCGTGCCCGGCAGGATCCAGTTCGCGCTTTCGATCCTTACCGGAGGGTCTGGCACCACAAAATGACCCGCCGGCGCCGCCGGGCCGATGCTGATCGGTTGAACGTTGGGCGGGCAGGCAAACACCTGGAAGTTGACGGCATAGATCAGCTGCTTTTGCGCGTTCGCCAGGTCGATCCGCCGCTGCAGGCATTCCAGGCTCCATTGCGCATCGTCGGCCTGCACCGGCCCTCCCAAAGACACTGCCCCCAACATCAGCAAGGCCGAGGCGCACAGGTCCCCAGCCATCACTGAGATCGTGCTGTTGGCGGCAGTGAGAGGGAGAGGCGGCATTTAGCGGGCCTTCTTACCTTTCTTGCGCGAATCATCCGGAGGCGCGTCAGACAGGTCGGGCTGTTCGTTGCCTTCAGGCAATGCGCTAACAGCGTCATCGGCCTCAAAGCCGTCCGGCACGTCTTCCGGATGTTCCTGCACGTGCGGTTTGTCGCGCCAGCCCTTCGCCAGCAGCGCCTTCTCTTCCTCGGCGTCTTTGACGATTGCGGTTTTGCTGGTCGGATGCAGCGTCTTGTCTTGCGGCCAGCGGTAAAGCATCTTGGGGTAATCCAGATGCGGCATCGGCTTCAGGGGCGGTTTGTTGATGTCGAAGGGCAGGTTTCCCTTGCCCTTTTGCAACATTGCGGCTTCATCGATTTCAGTTGCCATAACTGCAAAATCCTTTCGCGGTGAAAGTGCGGGCCGGCGCAGCCAGCCCGCTTATTCTTGACGTTTAGAACAGCGCCACGTAGGGCGCTTTCGCCGTGGTGAACGTCGTCGGCAGCGTTACCTTTGCGGCCGTGCCGAATACCTGGCCCGTCACCGCGCCGCCGATGATGTTGTCATTGACGGCCGTAATGGCGTGCCGGATCGTGACCGTGGTGCCGTTCAGGCCGTCGCACACAAAATATCGGTTCGGCCCCACGGCATAAAACTTGTTCACGAAGTTGATCTTCTGGTATGTGGACGCTACGGCAGTGGTAACGCCGGCCGTCGCCGTATTGGCAAGCACGTTGCCCGATGAATCGTAAAGAATCAGGAAGTGCTTGTTGGTCCCCACCGTGGTCCCGTTAAGGACCGCCGCGCCGGTCAGGAGCATACTGAATGGAAGATTAACCTCCGAGCAGTAAATCTCCGTTGCCGCGGCGGCCGCCGTTCCGGCAGTTTCCAGCGCGGTCAGCGCTGTAGCTCCTGGGTCCGGGAAACGCGCCAGGCTGTTCAGGGTCCGCGAGGTCTGCATGGCATCGCCCTGCACCCACTGCCCCCCCAGACAATCGGACACCGTCCCCGAAACCGGCTCGATGCGCGGCAAGGCCAGTTCATTGCCTCGCGTGCAGGCTCCGTTCGGGATGATCGAAAAGAAGGTGCTCAGGTAAGCCGGAATCACAAACACCGGCGCTGCGTTCACATGGGGCGCGGCCACGGTGTGCAGATACCCGCGGGTCACGCCGATGGTGGTTGACGTGACCGAGGTCACTCGCATGGCCTCATGGTCAACGTACAAATACGTCGCCTTCGTATTGTCCGACGCGCTCGAAGCGTTGATGCCCGTCGCCGAAGCGACGGTAATCAGCGTGGTTTTCGAGTCGCCGACGGCCGCGGAGAGCGTCGTATTCGTCAAAACGGTCTGGCCCATTGCCGGGAGCATGCTTCCCAGCAACAGGACCAGCCCAATCAGAAGAGAGTGGAAACGTTTCATGTTGCTCAAAGTCCTTTCTGTTTGAAGTTGGGTGTTACTGGTGGAATTAGGCTCCGGCCACGGCCACGGCGCCGGCGTCCTGGTAGCCCAGGCCAAAGCCGAGGCAGCAGTCATAGCGGCTGGTGGTCTTGCGCTCTTTCTGGTCCCACGCGCGGACATAAGCGATGCTCAGCCCGGTTTCGTCGTCCTCGGCCATCTCCGCCTTCTCAACCGCCTTGGGATTGTCGAACTTCCCGCCGGCCATCAGGAAGGCGTACTTGGTGAGCAACAGGGAAACCAGCCCGGCCTTGCCGTTGGGCGACGCCGTGCCAGGCCACATGGTGATGGCCGCGGCGTTGGCCGGCAGCGCATCCACGTTCTGGTATTGCGAGCCCGGCCCGTAGATCGGTGGGGTAATGTTGATGGTGTCATTGCCGCCGGTCAGGACGTAATTCTGAGCGACCGTGAAATGCTGCAAGCCCATCGAGCCGGCGCGGCGGGTGCGCGGATTCACGCCATTCACGCTGGCGATCGAGAACTTGTCGCCCGCGTTGATCGTGTCCCCGTTCGATCCGGTAACGGTCAGCGCGGATCCTGACTGGTTCGCTCCGGTCACTACCAGCGTGGAGGCGATCGTGCCCGCCGTCTGCTTGAACAGCGAATTGGAGCGGTAGAACGTCGAGCCGGCAATCGTCCCGATCACGCCCTTGCGGAACATGTCGGACACGTCTTTGCTGGGGTTGAACTGCGACGTGACGTTGTTCTTGATGTAGCTTTCGCTCAGTGACGGCGAGATGCACATGTGCCGCTTCAACGTCACCGGGCAGGCTTTTTCGAACAACCGCCGTTCCGCCGCCGTGTAAGGAGAAAGCGTCGTCGCGTCCGTGCCCAGCGTTCCTACCACGTTGGACGTGTAGAGCGTCGCCCAGTTCGCGGCGCGAGTGTCGGCTTCCTGTGCCAGTTGCGCGCCGGCGGGAAGGAAATATGCTTCATCCAGTTCTTCCTCGGTGCGTCCCAGGGCCACCAGCTTTTCGTAGGAGTCCCACTCAAAGTGGATGCCGAAGATCTGGTCCAGGTTAAGCGTGGTCACCAGGCGGTTGATGCCTTGCGGCTGATAGCCCAGGCCGTCCGTAACTAGCCAGCTCTGGGGAATCGGGATCTGCACTTGCGAGCCCACTGGAAACGACTTGGTGAATTCGGCTTCCCAGTCGGTATTGAATTGCGCGGCCACCTCAAGAGAATTCTTGAGGAACCACAGGATTTTCAGGGCTACCCAATTGGGTAGGGCAAAATTATTCGGCACTGCCGGTTCCTTTCCCGCCTACTTCGCATGGGAACGGGGCTTTATCCCCGCGCCATGCGTTCAGCCGCTTTGCGCCGCCAGACCTGGTCCAACCCCTTGGTCAACTTTCCCTGGCTGCGCCGAACCTCGTCCGCCGCCACGTCGTTCGGCCCGGTCCCCCGGTTGCCGACTTCGCGCGTTGGCTGTGGCTCTTCGGTTTTCTTGTTAGCAGGATTCTTCTTGTCTTCAGGCTCGGCTTTCTCGCCGGACTTCTCTTCGGTCTTGGCTGTCTTGCCCTTCTCCAGTTCCGCCATGACCAGCTCTTCAGCCTTCATCGCGTAGCGGATGGCCCTGAAAGGATCGGTCTTTGCGGCCTCGACGAATGACTTCATCGTTTCCGCATCGCCTCCAATCGCGTACATCAGGTCCACCATCACCGCCGACCGCCCGACAAACTCCTGCACCATGGGGTGGATTTGCTTGTCGCTGGCAATCGTGGTCCAGAGCGGGGCAACTACCGTGTCAAAGTCCTTGTAGCGTTCGCGCGCTGCCGTGAGTTTCTTGTTGAGTTGCTGGGTGTGCGCCTCTTCGGCGCTCTGCCGTTTGAAGTCCTCGATGGCCTTCTTGCGGTCGTATTCGCGGCAGTCGTCGTAATACTTGTCTTTGGCTGCCTCGAACGCTTCCCAGGCCTTGTCCGGCCCCAGCTTTTCAAAGTCCTCAAACTTGGGCTTGACCGGGGCTTTCAACTCTTCAACCGGCGCGGCTTTCGGTTCTGTCTTTACCTCGGCAGTTGTGGCGGGTGACGATTCCGCCGTTTTCGTCGCTCCCTTGCGGAAGGTTTTTAGCTCTGCCGGGGTAAGGCCAGCCTCTTTCAAGTCATCCAGCAACTCTTGCAGGCGTATCTCTTCTTTTGAGCCTTTAGTTTTCTTTTCCTGCGTTCCTTTTCCCGTTTCCGAAGCGGGGCGCTTATCTGGAGTAGAGGTTGACGATTCCCCTGTTTTCGTCGTGGAGGTCGCTGACTCCTCCGTTTGCAGCGAAACTGTTGGCGCTTCTTCCCCCGTGGCCCGCGCGCGGAACTGGCGGTCGATGTCCTTCGTGAGCTTGCCCGATGCGAAGGCGTTAACTGTCTCAGTCGCGGCAGACGAGGCCGCGCCACTAGTAGTTACTTCATCTGCCATGTGTTTTTGTCCTTTGGTTGGGTTGCCCTTACGCCGGGCCGGCGGAAAATTCTTGCGATTTATATTACTTGAGTCCCGTTGTGGCGGAATGAACTGATCGCCTTTCCAACTCCCGGCTTTTGCAGCGTTCGCGCCTACTGCATATATCGATTCCACGCTAAAAGTGGGGTGATTAGGCTTCTTAAACAAGTCTGGCCAGTGTCCAGCAGCATTAGGAACTACGCCAGCATGGAAAGCTGCTAGCAAGT